CACGAGCCTGCGCCGCCGTGATGGCGGAAACGGAGAAGGCGTCCGTGGAGATGTTCGAGTATGTACCGGCGTCGGTATCGGCCACAAACGTTCGGCCCGAGGAGCCGCGCGAGGCGACAGGGTGCGCGGCGTTGGCCCAGCTCACGCCGTCGCCGCCGTTGTGCTTTCCGTCGGTGTTCCAGGCGTTGGCGAACATGCGCAGAACGTGCAGATACACGGTGAGCGCCATGCTGTCGCCGAGCTTGGTGCCGACCTTCTTGGTCTCGCCCATCTTGTCCACCTTGGCCTCCTTGTAGCCGACGGGGATGGAGAGCGTGTACTCGACCGGCGTGATCACGGTCTTAAAGCCGCGCTTGAGACTGCCCTCGTTGAGATTCTCGCCGTCGTAGCGGGGCGCTTCGCCGTAGCCGCCGGAGCCGGTCAGCTCGTAGTCGATGCTCTTGGCGTTCACCTCGCCCACGACGGGCGAGAGCTTATTGAGGCGGTCGGCGTAAGCAAAGTCGAACGCCTTGCCGACGAACGCATAGTTGTCGCTGGTCCAGTTTTTGAAAGTGCTGCTCATTGATTCATTTTCTCCTTTTCTGTTTTTGTTTTTAAGATTTTGCCGCGAGCATATGCGCCGCGGCGATGCAGCGGATCGTGTGACGCTCATAATCGTGGCCGATGCAGCGCACCGCCGTGGCGCCGGTCGCGCTCACAACGAGCGCCGTAGCCTTGGCGTTGAGCGCGCACACGGTGCTGCCGAGCGCGGGGTAGAGCTCATACTCGTCCCCGGCAGCGGGTGTGCCGCCGGTCTCAAGCGTGAGCACCGTGCCGCTCTTCGCATAGTCCGTCACGGCGCGGCGCGTGCCGGGCTTATCGCTGTTGCTGCTGCCCGCGGCCTTGCTTTTGAGTACGAGCACCGCGGCGTTGTAGGCGTCGTCCGTCGCGCCGGCAGCAACATCCCCGCTTGCCGGAACGAGCGTCGCGGCGCTGCCGCTCGCGGCCCTGATCGTCGGCACGGGACATTCAAAGATCAGCCCCGGATTGTCGCAGACGAGGATCTCATCCCCGTCCGCGCGCGGATTGAGAATGTCCTCCGTGCCGCTGTGGTCCTCTCCGGCGATGCCGAGAATGGCAGCGGTCTGCGCGGCAGCCGCCGGAACGACTTTGCCTCCGGAAAGCTGCACCACCTGTCCGGCGGTGATCGCCGTGGCTTTTGCCACCGGGTAGCTGCGCGCACGGATCGTCTCTTCGCCGCCCGCATTCTGGATGGGTCTCATGTTTTGTCTCCTTTCCCGTTCATTTGTTTCGGCTCAGATACTCGCGAGCCGACATTTTCATCTGCGGAAACGCGCGGTTCCACGCGTCCAGCTCCGACTGCTGCCGGGCGTTGAGCGCCTCATAGGCCCCGCTGCCGCCGCTGCCGGTGGAGCGTGCAGCCCGGCTTTCCCTTCTCGCCTGCGCAGCCCGCAGCGCGCCGCCGGCGACCTCCAGATAATCCGCGTACAGCTCGCTCAGCGGCTCTCTGCCGTAGCGGCTGCCGCAGAAACGGCGAAAGCTCTCTGAAGCGTCCAGCCCCGCGAGATCCGCCTCCGGATACCGGCGGGCAAACTCGCGCGCGTCCTCGGCGATAAAGCGCATCTGCTCTTCCTCGCGCGAGCGCCGCTCGCTCTCGCACCCGGCCAGCTCGCGCATCACCCGCTCGTATCCGGCGCGTTCGCCCCCCAGTCTCGCCGCCTGGAATCGGCGATTGTCCTCATGGCTCTGCGGCGTGGGAGCGCTCTCCCTCTGCTCCGCCGGGCCGTCCTCCGCGGGAGGCACGACCTCCCCGATCTCTTCCGATCTTTCGTTTTCGTCCATCTCGGACTCCTTTCTGCCGGTGTTCGCCCCGGCCCGCGAATTCCCTTACGGTGATTTAATGCTAGCACAGAAGCACGTTTCGTGAACGGCAGCTTTTTCGTCGTTTTTCACGAATCGTGTATCCGTTGAATATGCAGGGTCTTTCTCCGGCGCAAATTGCTCATTTGCCAATTCCCGCGCCCGAGCTGCACACGTTCCGTGATAATGCCAAACACAAAAACGCCGCCGGGGTCTCCCCCGGCGGCGCGGTAATTTGGTTTTACAGATTGTTTGCCCGTATCTCGTCGAACCACATACGGCAGCGGATATTATCGTCGTACTCGCTCAAAGATTTCAACCGCTCGTAGCCGTATTGCGCTCTCACTTGGCGGGTTTTGGCATCGTAAATGAGTTTGATCACAGTCGGAATGTCTCTTCCATAGTCTCTGCACAGCCAACGGACGGCAACTGCATAGGCCATGATCGTCCATCCTATATCGCTTTTCTCTTGCTTTGAAAGGGCGGACGCCATTTTTCCTTCTTTTACTGCTTTGCTCATATCCCCTTCAGTATAATATTCCCCGTTGATGCGGAAAAACGGTTTTGCCGTAAACGCTCCATCTTCCAAATCGGAATAAATATAGATTTTTTCCGCTTGGTTTTCTGCAAGGGCAATACCTTGCCGGATCATTTCGCTCTGAAACGCAGAAAACAGGTCCTCAAACGGACGCCCCTCCGCCGCAGCTTTCTTGCACCGTGCTTTGAGATTATTGTGCAGTTCTTGAAACGTCATGTTAGCTCAACCCTCCCAAAAAATCATTTGTTATATACTTTGTTACGGTTTCTCCATCAATCGTATACTCTATGGAAAAGGCGCTTGGACGCAAATCACTTCCGCTGTACTAAACGTCTCCAGTATACCAGTTTTCGTCCGGATTTCCAGTGATTTCCGACTTCTCTGACATATCCGCAAGCCGCTTTTATAGTTTTCCCCCATCTATACGAAAAACGCCGCCGGAGGAATTCCTCCGGCGGCGCGGCGCGGTGATTTGGTTTTACATATTCTTTGCCCGTATTTCGTCAAACCACATGCGGCAGCGGGTCTCGTCAGCATATTCGCTTAAAGGCTTCAGGCGCTCATAGCCGTACTGCGCTCTCACTTGGCGGGTCTTTGCGTCGTAAATGAGCTTGATCACCGTCGGCACTGCCCTCTTGTACTCGAGACACAGCTCGCGGACAGCAACCGCATAACACAGAATCGTCCTTCGTATATCCCTTTTTTCCTCTCTGGAAATTGAAGATGATTCTTTCCCCTCACGTATGGCCTTATCCCATTCATAGTCCGGATAAAACTTTCCTTCAATGATGAAGGCTGGTCTCGCCATAATTGCGCCGCATTCAAAATCAGAATAAACATATATTTTTTCCGCACGGTTTTCCGCATAGGCAATGCTCTGTCGGATCATTTCACTCTGGTACTCGGAAAACAGATCCTCAAACGGCCGCCCCTCCGCCGCAGCTTTTTTGTTATATGCCTTCAAGTATTTATGTAGCTCACCGTAGGTCATAACCCCAGTCCTCCTAAAATATCATTTGTGATGTGTTTGCTGTGCTCTTCTCCGTCGATTGTGTACTCTATGCTAAAGGCGCTTGGTCGCAAATCGTCTCCCGCGTACTCAACACAGACACTTACGCCCACCGTCTTCCCATCACGTATCGCCCTGTACCATTCGTTCTCAAGCAACTTATAAGAGCTCAAGTTCACGAGCCAGTGCTGCGACACCAGATTGTCCAACTGTCCGGAACCGCCAAATCGGTCGCCCGCCAGATGTCCCGCGTGATCGCCCGGCTGTTTTCCCGGCGTGTTCCGCACATACGGCAGACGCCCGGTAATGGTTCGTCCTTTTTCTCATAATTATACTGTACCATACTTTGCTGAAAAAAACACGGACTTTTCCAGTACGCAAAACGCCGCCGGGGTGTCCCCCGGCGGCGCATGCATTATTCAATTAATCCGTCTCTTCGTGCCTTTTCAAACGCTTCGTGTACTTCGGCGAAAAAGACCTTTATTTTTCGTGACATCTCCTCCGGCTTGTCCAGCAGGAAATACGCATCAATTCCGTTGTGCCTCAGGTTGTGTAAATTCACATTTTCCTTTGCGCCGGAATGAAAAACCAGTTGATTTGCGATTCTTACTGACATCTGTACCGAATAATGAAGTTTCTGATAGGCGATAGCCGTAATCGTTCCGTTGAACCAGCCCAGGCTTGCAAAATCGTTCTCATATGCAAGTGCGCATAGCTCCCCGAAAATCAGTCCGGCCATGGTTGCGCGGTCTATATCGTCATATTCCTCTACCGGTTTTCCGTAGGCCTCAATCGTCTTGTCTGCTATAGTAAAAGCCTTCGGCGAGAGTTCGTTCATTTTCGCCTCCACTTCCGGTGATAGTTTCGACGCAGCTTCTTTCTGCTGACCATACACCATATTTTTCTTCTTATCAATTTCCATCATTGAACTCCTCCAATCAATTCAGATGCATTGACCCGGGTATCCTCGGAATCAGTTCATCCATGGAGAAACCATAATCGAACTGTTCCTGAACGGCAGCATTTATGAAGGCTTCCACAAGATCGTTTCCAAACCCCGCATTTCCTATTGACTTTGCATTTTCAATGTTATACTCACCAATCGTAGGAAGTTCTCCTTCGTATTTGCCGCCCGCTCTGTAGTTATCGAAAAAACCTTCCGTCCATGTGTGCAGCAGATTATGTTCGCTTCTCTTTTCGGTAATTGCATTTCCTCTAACCATCATGCATACACCATCCCGATAGGGTATCGTTTCTCCGAAAACTCCCTGCTGGTTCAAATGATGCAACTGCACGCCGGTGATACCTTCCAGCTTTCGGAACTTGTCCAAATCGCCGTAGCTTCCATAGAGGACATATTTTCCTGTTGATGAATCAATTATATCATCCGACATCAAAGCTGTCATCACTTTTTGATCGAACGCCGGATCAATTCCAAGTCGGCGTGCGTTTCCGCCTCCGTCAGTCTCGCCGCGTCGGCCGCATCCATTCCAGCCAACGCCTCCGCGAGCTAATTGTAATGGCCTCACACATGCCAAAACGCCGCCGGAGGTTTCCCTCCGGCGGCGCATTATCTGTTTAGTTTTCTTCTCCTCTTCCGAATAAGTCATTGCATTGTTTGATCATGCTCTGAATTCCCTTTGCCAACCGATCTGGCTGGTTGAGGCAGAAATATGCATCTGCTCCATAATGGATCAGTTTATATATCTCTGAGTTCAAATTAGGATTGTCCACATAGTGATCATTTTCATGCAAATACTTTGCCAGTTCAATACAGCTATCAATATCAATTTCAAATAGCTGATTGAGCATGATTGCTGTTGTTGATTCGGTCCACATCCAATCAAAGTAACCAAGTTCCTCAACCGATGTGGCGAAAAGAGTCCCGTAAATCATTGCTGCCATGCACTCTCTGGTTACTGGACTGTATTCTAGCGGTTTCTTACCGCTTGCCGCAATCAATTTTTTCGCCGTCTCAAACGATTCCTTTGACATACGGAAGATCACTTTCTTTTTTTCCTCTTCTGTCATTCTTCGTTTTTCGGCATACCGCGCTGCATCGCGTCGATCCTGTTCACTTTCTTGCAGACTGTTATAGTATAGACTCATCGTGCAACTCCTTTTTTATTGTAGTCTTTTCCTGTCCAAAATACATTTTTCGGGGCATCCTGGGAATTGGCATGTCAGGCTGCAGGCCACGTTTCCGTTGTTGGCGAATCACTTGATCCATCACATACTCTATAACTGCTTCATGAAACCCGACAGACTGTAGTCCTCGCGCGGAAATAGCAGCATATTCGGCATTTGTCGGAATAGTTCCGGACGCGCGAAATGTGTCCAATTCAGCATCCGAAAGAGCGTGCATTCTGTTATGCAGACTTCCTGAATCCCTGAATACATTGCCCTCTACCGATATAGTCATTCCATCCCGTTTTGCAACGATTTCCCCATATATCGCATTTTGCACCACATGGTGAGCCTGCGTATTAGGCAAACCCATCCGTCTGTTTATTGACGGTGCCTCAACATACGGCGCTACCACAACCGGATATCTGTTCCCATCCGAATATACTATACCATAGTCTTCCGGAATAATCACCGAGTTTCCGCGGCGTTCCGCTGGAATTCCTTCAAGATAATCATAAGATTCTCCCCTTTCGATTCGCCGGATGATTTCCTCAACGGAAGAATTTTGCCCCGATCTCTCCTGTCGAATTTGCCGGGCGCGGTCGGCGGTATCGCGGAGTTCGCCGTCTTTTCGGAAGCGATCCGTAAGCGTCTCTTTTGCCATGTCCTTGAGCGCTGCTACGCGCGAGTCGCGGATCTTCTCTTTTTTCGATCCGCTGTCGTCCGCATCGGCAAGGCCAAGCGTTTCCGCCGCCTCCTCGATCACCGCCTCCGTCATGCGCTCGACGCTCTCGTCGGTCAGAAAATTCTCAAGACTGCTGTAGCTCTCGCCCCGCTTCACCGCATCGGCGACGGCGTCTGTCACCGCCTCCGTCAGTCTCGCCGCGTCGGCCGCATCCATTCCGGCCAACGCTTCCGCATGCTAATTATAATGGCCTCACGCATGCAAAAACGCCGCCGGGGTCTCCCCCGGCGGCGCTGCGCTTATTCAGTTTTCCTCGCTTGTTCCAAAGGCTTTGTAGCACGCCTGAAGAATTGCTTGAATGGCCTTTTCCAATCTTTCCGGCTGATCGAGAAGATAGTACAAGTCTATCCCGTAATGAATAAGCTGGTTAATGTTCTCGTTCAAATCCGGATTTTGCTGCTTGCTTGAGTTTTCAAAAAGATGATTTGACAAAAGCGCGCCCTGCTCCGGCTCCATACCAAACAGTGCAACAGCAATCAGCGCCATCTCCATTCCCGTCCAACGCCATTCGTGGTATCCCAGGTTCTCCGTAGAAATAGCACCGAGCATACCATAAATCAAAGCCGCCATACATTCCCGCGTCAACGCAGAATAATTCCTGGGGTCCTGTCCGCTGGCTGCAACTATTTTCTGTGCTGCTTTCGGCGCTATTTCGGACATTTTTGCGGCAATTTCTGTTGTTTCTTCCTTTGTCCGCTCTCTTGTAGGGAATTTACTTTCTCCCCTTCTCAAATAGTTATTCTCCATAATACGTTTCCTCCGGTATACTAATAGAATTAGAATAATTTGGGAAGTACATTTTTCGCGGCATTTTGGGGATTTCCGTATCCAGATCTATGCCATACGCCAGCCACTGATTCACCACTGTATACAGGGTATAATTTATGGCGGCCTCACTCAACCCTATTGTCTGTATTCCGCGTTCTATAATTCTTAGATACTCTTTATATGTTGGTCGAGTACCTGCCGCCCGAAATACATCCAGCCCCATCTCATAAGCGCCGTGTATCTGAGCGTGCTGACTCTTGGGATTCCTAATGACATCACCTTCCACCGAAATTGCGATTGCTTTAAGTTTCGGAATCACGCTTTTAAAGGAAGCATTCTGTGCTACATGATGTGACTGCGCTCCCGGAAGGCCCAACTGCTTATTTACGCTGGTATCCTCGCTGTATGGCCCAATAGAAACCTCATACCGATTCCCATTTGAGTATATTGTACCATACTCCTTCGGAAAAACAACCGTTTTTCCGTAATGCTTCACTGGAATTCCATCAAGGTAATCATTAGGCTCTCCCCGTTCAAAACGCTCAATGATTCTGTCACTCCTTGTCGCGCTTTCCCGCCGAGCCTGCCGAACACGCTCGGCGGTGTCGCGGAGTTCGCCGTTCTTGCGGAATTGCTCGGTAAGGGATTCCTT